CTCGCCCACGGTGATTGCCATGGCTCAGGCTGCTATGGACGCTTACCCGGATCAGGGGGCGCAAGCATGAGCGGCGCAATGGCACGCAACAAGGGCGCGTCATATGAGCGCAAGGTTGCCAACATGCTGACCGAGGCAACCGGCAAGGTGTGGCGGCGGCGTGTGCGCAATGCGGCGGACGATAGCGATGTGGTTGCCGATGATCCGGCGTTCGCGCGCATCAGCATTGAGTGCAAGCACGCCAACACGCTCTGTCTGCCCGCATGGTGGCGTCAGGCGCAGCAGCAGGCCGGGGAGCAGGGCGTACCGGTGCTGATCTACAGACAAACGGGGGCGCGGGGCGAATCGGTGATGATCGACGCCCACGACGTGAACCCGAAAATTTTTCCTGTTCGGGGGCGGCACACCGTGACCCTGGGATGGGAAGCAGCAATGCAATGGATGCGGGAAATGCTGCCCGCGAAAGTGACTTTTTCCCCGGATATCTACTGATGACTACGACCACAATAGAGCGCAAGGCTATGGCGAACCATGCAACGATCATCAGCGAACCTCTGTTCCGCAGCGCGCATGCCGCCCTGGTGTTCGCTTTCAATTTCACCATGCAGCAGTATGACCGGCCCCTGATGAACAAGGTGGCCAGCAAGGATTCAGAGCAGGGCGAAGGCAAAGGGCTATCCGGGCAAGATGGCGCGGCCCAGGCCGGGATGATTCGCCGCCGCTTGTCCACGCTCCCGCCGCTGCAACAGGCAATTATGGTGGCGCGCACGGCACCGGCAACACTCGTGTGCAGCTGCGGTGCGCCGTGCTGCCAAGGCCGGCAGGCGAATCTTGAATGGACAGCTGCGATTCGCTTGGTGGCGGATTCCGCCGAAAAGGAAGCGTTGGCGAGCTGCACCATCAACCGAGGGTTGACGCTTGGGCTACTGACCCGCCTGTTTGGGCAAGGTAAGGGGCAACAGATGAGCGACATTGCCGAGCAGGCGGGCGTGTCCTCGAATACTGCGACGAATCACCTTTCGCGCTTGAAGCTGTGGCTGCATGGCAGCAAGACGCGCGGGGTTGTGGTCGGAGTTGGGCAAGAGGCGTTGGCGATTTTTGCGGCAGAGCAAGCGCTGACTGATGCAGGCATTGTGGGGGCGCTTGGCGATATCGCTTGACGCTTGTGAATTTCACACGCAGAATAGGCGCAGCCCTGATACGGTCTATCAGTGCGTCTAACAAAAGCCCGCCAGCGAAAGCAGCGGGCTTTTTGCTTTCTGCGCGGTGCCTGAGAGGCCAAAAGGTGATGCCGCTAGAGGCTTTGCAGTGGGGCGCGCACCCGATACTGTGGAGTCCCTGGGTTCGAATCCCAGCCGCGCAACCAGCGGGCTTGGCCGAGTGGTCAGGCTGCGGCCTTCCAAGCCGCCTACGCGGGTTCAATTCCCGCAGCCCGCTCCATTTTGTGGCGTAGCTCAGCGGATAGAGCGCATGGTGCGCAGAGTTAAACGAGAACGAAGCGCGGCATGAGGACGCCGGTTCAATTCCGGCCGCCCATCTACACATAAGCCCCGATACGGATACTTCCGGTCGGGGCTTTTGCATTGAAGCTATAGAAGACGGCGACAACGAGGAAATCGCGAGTTCCCTCATTGACAGCCGAAGCACGGAGTGACCCGTGATCGACCCAAGGCCGTCCCACCTGTACAGGCGGGGGCCAGTTTACATGGACGCTCACAAGTGGCAAAACCGATCATTCCCTGGCTGGGTGGCAAGCGCCGCCTGGCTGACAAGATTCTCCCCCATTTCCCTAAGCACTCCTGCTACGTCGAACCTTTCGCCGGGGGCGCGGCCCTGCTGTTCGCCAGGCCCGAACCGGCCAAGGTGGAAGTACTGAACGATATCAACGGCGACCTGGTGAACCTGTACCGCGTGGTGCAGCATCACCTGGAAGAATTCGTGCGTCAGTTCAAATGGGCTCTGTCCAGCCGGCAGATGTTCAAGTGGCAGAAGGAAACGCGGCCCGAAACGTTGACCGACATTCAGCGGGCGGCACGGTTCTACTACCTCATGCAGAACTGCTTCAGTGGCAAGCTGGAGGGAATGACGTTCGGCACGGCAACGACGTCGCCGCCTGGCCTGAACCTGTTACGGCTGGAGGAAACGCTATCTGCGGCGCATCTGCGGCTGGCGCGTATTTTCATCGAACATCTGCCCTGGCTGGATTGCGTGAAGCGCTACGACAGGCCGCATACGCTGTTCTACATGGACCCGCCATACTGGGCGACGGCTGGCTATGGCGTCGAGTTCGGAATTGAGCAATACGGCGCGATGGCAGAGGCCATGCGGACCATGAAGGGCCGCGCGCTGGTCAGCGTCAATGACCACCCGGAAATGCGGCAAGCTTTCGCCGGGTTCCCCATGCATGTGCTGGACATCCGGTACACGGTGGCCGGGGGCGCTGGTGTGCCAAGGCGCGAACTGCTGATCCAGAGCTGGCCCGCCGAATAGCTTACGCAACCGAAATGTCGAGGCGGCGGCCCAGGTCATGGAACGCGGCCTCGATAGCTTCCAGCTTGGAGCTATGCGACAGGTCCAGCAGGCGGTCCACTTGTGGATTGTGTACGCCCAGGCGGCGTGCCAGTTCGGTTTTGCGGATGCCTTGCTGGACCATTTCGTTAGACAGAAAGACCTTAGCCGTTGCCAGCGCGCCCAGCGTCACGCTTCCATCCCCTACCGCCGTAGGCAGGGGAATCGGGCGGCGCGCGTCGATGTACAGCTGCAAGACGGCTTCAAGCCCTTCAGCTGCGTTGGCCGCTAGGTCGTGTTCGCCTTCGCTGACAGACGCACCTTCTGGCAGGTCAGGATACTGAATCAAGTTCGTGCCGTTGGTGTCCGGCGTCAGGGTGTAGCAGTAGGTCAACATGGTGTGTCCTCTGTGATTGGGGAGGCATTCATACAACGGGTAAGAGGCAGCCCTAACGGGCCACCTCCTTTACTTCAGTCCAAGATCCTTTTTGATCTTCTGCACCAGCCCCGTACCGATTTCTTTACTGCCGTGGTCTGGAAAGCTGGTTTGTAGATCGCCAAGGGTTGCTTTGAAGTGGCTGCTTCCTGACTTGTGGGGTTCTAACTTCACACCCTGTTTCAGCAGCCACCGCCTGAACTCGCTGTATTTCATTACCTCCCCTTCGTTGAATCGATAAGGAATTATACATCATAAAAGATGCATAAAGCATCGATTGTGATGTTTATTTATTTGGCGCGGGGCAGCGCACATCGGCCACTTCGACTGCTCAGGTCACCGGCCACCGCGTGCGCTACCGCCCGGACAAGCCTGCGAGTGTCCGTAAGAACCCAGGCAGCGCACCACGAGCAACACGCCACGGCCTACGGTGGCGGACGTGCCGGGGGTGCGCATCATCGAATCAAGGTAAATCAGATGGCAAAGCTCAAGCTCTCAACCCTCAAGCCGCGTCTGTCTATGGTCGGCCCAAAGCTGGCCGCCGCGCCAACGCCCAGCGCCAAGCGCATGACGGGACGGCGCTTGCAAGATCGTCGCTTG